TTGGATCTTGACTAGTTAGTCCTCCAGTTCCCCACGGTCCACCAGCGCCTTCTGCCACTGATCCGCCTCTGACTAATGTACCGTCAAAAGACCACGAGTCTGGTGCTACACTGTTTCTTGTTCCTATATATAGTTCTTCATATCTATCAGTGTCATCTGGGCCGCAATCTACTGCTGGTTTTTGCACGTAAATATCATTGCCTCTACTGACCACCGAAATAGCACCTGCCGGGGCTGCAATGTTAGCTGGAGTAACTTGGCCAGAGGTACAAAAAATTTTAAATTGTTCTACAAATGCTGCATTTACAAAAAAAGGAATATCAATGCCTTGATTTAGATAGTATGCTGCGGCCAACTGAAGGGGGCTCAAATTGCCAGACTGTATAGACGGTTGAGTTCCGGCAAATTGAGAAGGGATAGTGCTGTTAAAGGATGTTGCCATAATTAATTTATTGCTCGGTTAACTGCCCCTGTTGCTATTCCAGTTACCGTAGATGTTGCTATCCCCGATGCAATTTGACCAAGTACTCCCCCACCAACTAAACCACTGGCAGCGGAACCGATTGATGATAATCCTTCTGTAACAGGAGCTGCAAAATCAGCAAAGCCCGAAGCTAGTCCTCCGAGATCCGATGTTCCAAAATCAATGCCGCCCAGAGCTAGTCCAGCAAATGCACCCAGTACACCAAATCCACCACCTATTATGAATACATCTGAACTAGCAGTAGTTGGACTATGACCACAAATTCCTTTAGCTCCTTTGGTTAAAGGTGTTTGTCCTTCTATGGTAACCCCTGCAGGTATATCAAAAATTACACCAAAACAATGTTGTGGTGTTTTTGGTGTACAACCGATATGTGGAGTATACACTGCTCCTTGCAATGCCACAGGTCTTCCATTAACTGTAACCGAAGAACTAGCCGGGACAGTAACAATACCTCCCATACCAAAAAGATCACCTAACCTAACTACTGACATAACCGTCCTTAAATAACAATAGGACCTTTGCTTACAGTTTGAATCCCAGTAGTAGTCTGTAAATAATGATCCTCTAGTTGCTTAATTACTGGAGAGTGCATCATTACATGCTCCTTTTTAAGCTCTACATCTTTATTTATATCACCAGAAAATAGACTTTGCATCAAACCTAATCCTTGTGGACTTGGTATAACTGTGCAGGGTCTGTTTACAGTCCACCCCATTAAATGAGCGTCAACAATTTTAGCAACAACTTCGTCGCCGTTTACTAATTTAAAACAAGTAATATCGCCGGTGTTATAACTTTTATTCTGCAACATTTAATTTTTCCTTGAGTTGATCTTCAGTTAGCTTGACAAGACCGTTATAGCCGCCTTCGACTATTAGTGTATCGTCATTGTAAATTTGTGGCACTGTTCTGTGGCCTTGATCTATTACAAATTGTTTTGCATTGGCATCATCGTCAATATTTACAATTGAATAAGAGACCTTTTTATTATCTAAAAAGTATTTTGTTTGTTCGCAAAACGGGCAGTTATTTTTTGTGTATACAATAATCATTATAATTTAAATCCTTTGAACGTCAGTTGGTCGACATCTTGTTTAGTGCCGCCAATTACATAACTACTTATCTCTGTTTCCTGGGGTGCCACCTGAACTTCGGCACCGGCAATCCATTTAGCAGTCCATGGCAAAGGGTTACTTCCTGGCTTTATACCACAGTCTAATCCCACCGCAGTCATGCGCTTACAAGTCAACCAATCAACATACTGACATAACAACTGTGTGTTGAGACCAATCATTGATCCATCTTTAAAAAGGTACTCTGCCCAAGTTTTTTCTTGCTCGGCTGCACTCAGGAACATGCGTTCGCATTCTTGTTTTGTTTCTACTTTTAACTTTGCATAATCGGGATCGTCTTGTGGCAATAGTTTAAGCAATGTTTGTGTACTTCCGAGATGGATGTTTTCATCACGAGCAATTAACTTAATTGTTTTAGCATTGCCCTCCATTTTCTTAAGTTCGGCAAAAGCCCACGAGCAGGCAAAGCTTACATAAAATCTTATGCCTTCTAGTGCATTAACAGAATTTAAACACAACCACAATTTTTTCTTTAATTCATAAAGATCAACAATGATTTCCTTACCGTTGACAATGTGTTTGCCCGCCCCTAGCGTCTGGTACCAAAGACTGGCTTGAATTAAATCATCGTAATACTTGCTGATATCTTTAGCACATGTAACAATGGGCTCAATGGTCAGCAAGTCGTCAAATACTTTACTGGGATCGCTAAAAACATTTCGAATAATATGTGTATAACTTCTACTGTGAATGGTTTCGTTAAATGCCCAAGTCTCGATCCATGTTTCTAATTCCGGAATTGTGGCCAGTGGAAGAAATGCTAAGTTAGGGCTTCGACCTTGAACACTGTCTAATAGAATTTGACGTTTCAAATTGCTGGTAAAAATGTGTTGTTCGAAATCAGTCAACTCTTTAAAGTCTTTTGCATCGCGAAGCAAATCGACTTCTTCAGGTCTCCAAAAGAACCCCAGTTGCTTGTCTGTTAGTTTTTCAAACTGTCTGTATTTTAACGTTTCGTAACGTTGAATATTTACAGGTCCGTTTGGATCTAAAAATGCCAATGCTTTGGTGTGATCACCTTTGTTATTAATATTAAAAACACTCATTTTAAATTCGATTCCTTACTTTGTCGGATTAGTCGGTGTTGCCAGTGGGTTCGGTGCAGCCACTGGATGTTTTGCACAGGCCGCTTTATTACCTTGTCCTGCTTCTGTTAAAAATTCTGTGCCTTTGGCAATTTGACCGATCGGACAACTACAAGTAGCAGTTACGGTTCCATTTGTTGGATTCTTATCATATCTACACATCATTCCCCAGCAGTTAGTTGACCCTTCAGCAATGGCGCCTGGGCAACTTTGAATTTTAGCTTTAGTGGCACTGGGCGGGGTTCGTACAAAATTGTTGGCTTCTTGTGGATAGTGAAATCCTTCAACCAGTCGCGGTGCAAATAAACTCCATACTTGAGTATTGGGGTCGTCTACACTGCAACTACCTTTCATAACCCCCGCACTTAAATCAGCAATGCTAGGTCCTTCTAATACAGGACATTTACAAACCACTTCGGGATAGGTAACTCCGTTATTAGTGGTAATAGTTTTACCGGTTTTAGTGCAAGTACTGGCCGCGCACAAAGCAAATTTTCCTTGGCAAATAGTAAGTGCTGGTTGTTGTGCAAACGCAGACAGCGAAAAAACAAATAAAAGTACCGAAAAGATTTTTTTCATATTTTAATTCCTTAAATGACGCAACTATCACAATCTTCTTGATCGACAGGTATAGTAAGTTCTTCTTTTTTAACTGCTAATTTGTCGATGTCAATTTCACCTTGGCCGTCCATGGTGTTAAAATAATATAGCTGCTTAGTACCATACTTATAGCAGAGTAACAAGTGGCCAATCATTTCACTCATTGGAATTTTTTCATCTTCGTAATGATGCGGATTGTAGCTGGTATTAACACTGATGCCTTGATCGATATACTTTTGAAGCACTGCACAAATTTTCAAATAACCTTCAGGAGACTTTTGATCCCACAACAGTTCGTATTTGTTTTTTAATTTACGATACTCCGGAACAACTTGCTTCAACACACCATGCTTACTCTGTTTAACACTGACATAACTACGTGGAGGTTCGATGCCATTTGTGCTATTACTGATCTGTGCAGATGTTTCAGCAGGCATTAACGCCATTAGGGTGGCATTTCTTTGCCCGTACTGTGCTGCATCTGCTCTTAGACTTTTCCAATCCATACGCTCTTGATGCGGTACTAGTTCATCAACTTCCGACTTACGTGTGTCAATTGGCAATATGCCATCAGCTGACTTTAAATCTTTCCAACGACCACAAGCTCCTTGCTCTTTTGCAAGATCTACACTGGCTTTAATCAGATAGTAACTCCATGCTTCTGCGTATTCATCAACTAATGTTAATGCCTGCGGGTCGCTGTAACTAACATCATGCTTGGCTAAAAAGTATGCAAAATTAATAATACCGATACCCAATGGCCTAAATTCATCTGTGGCCAATTTAGCAGCTAACACTGGATAATGTTGATAGCTCAGCAATGCATCTAATCCTCGAACTGCTAATGTACACATACGTTCGAAGTCTTTTGGTGTCTTAACATTTCCCCAATTGGTTGCACTTAAAGTACATAGTGCAATTCTTCCGTTGGGATCATTTAGATCTTTAAGTGGTACTGTAGGCAAGTCAATTTCAGTACATAAATTGCTCATTTTAATTGGAGCAATTTTTTCTTTAAACGGACTATGAGTATTAGCATGATCTACATTCATTAAATAGACCCTGCCAGTATCTTTACGCTCCTGCATAAACTTACCAAATAAGTCTAATGCTTTATAAGTTTTTTTACGTAGTTTAGTGTTACGTTCTGCACGTTCATACAGTTCTTTAAATCTGTCTTGATCATTGAAGAATGCTTCGTACATTTCTGGTACATCGTGTGGACTAAAACAAGTAATGTCGCCGCCAGTGATCAATCGTTCGTACATTAGTTTGTTAAATTGCACACCATAGTCCATGTGTCGTACGCGATTGTCTTCAGTGCCTTTATTGTTTTTAAGCACCAACAAGTCTTCTACTTCCAAATGCCATATAGGATAGTACAAAGTAGCGGCGCCATTGCGTACTCCGCCCTGACTGCAACTTCGAGTTGCACTTTGAAAGTGTTTGTAAAAAGGAATTACACCCGTATGGTAAGCGTCTCCACTCCTAATAGGCGAACCCAATGCCCTAATTCGTCCTGCTCCAATACCAATTCCGGCTTTTTGACTGACGTATCGTACGATACTACTAGCAGTAGCATTAATACTGTCCAAGCTATCATCAGTCTCAATAAGAACGCACGAACTAAATTGTTTTTGTGGTGTACGTACACCAGCCATAATGGGGGTAGGCAAACTAATATCATGATTAGATACTGCATTATAATAATCCTTTACCCATTGTAGTCTTGTTTCTTTAGAATAATTTTGGAATAGAGTTGCTGCAATCAGCATGTATGCTATTTGTGGAGTTTCGTAAATTTCACCTGTTACACGATTTTGTACAAGATATTTTCCTCGCCATTGTTCCATGGCAACATATGTAAAATTTTCGTCTTTACTGTGATCGATTTCTTTGTTTAATTCATTCCATTCATCTTCGCTGTAAGCATCTAATAAAGGCGAATCATAAAACTTTCTGTTAACATTCCTCTTTACTAATTCTAGTAGACTACAAGGTTGGTAATCGCCGTAGACTTGCTTACGTAAATGATAATTGATTAATCTACCTGCCACATATTGATAATTAGGCGCTTCTTCGCTGATTAGGTCAGCGGCACTCTTGATCATTGTTTCCTGAATGTCGCTGGTCTTGATTCCGTTGTAAAACTGAATATGACTTTTAATTTCTAATTCACTGGCGCTTACTCCTGTGGTATCTTTTGTTGCCCAGAATACAACCTTATGCAATTTTTCTAAATCTAGTGGTTCTTTGCTACCATCCCTTTTTGTAACTTGAATTTGTGTCATTGATTTTTTCTCTTATTTTATTTTTTCTAAATTTAAATCAGTAGCATTTAAACGTGCTACTAATTCTAGATTATTTTTAACGTGTGTCTTATTTACAACCTCGTCATGGATATAATTAAGAACATATTTCCCTTTGTCAATATAAACTAAATTATATTGTTCCATGGCCGAAGGATCATTATATGTTCTTATTTCGATTTCGCATTGATGACTACTTAGATATAGAGTATACAGCATTCCAAGTGCTTTAGCAAGATCACAATAATAGTTTTCGTAAATTAATTCCCAGGGCCCGGGCCATTGATCAATTTGATCAGTGGTCAAATAATGGGCTACATAAGGTGCATAGCACCAAAGATGCACTGTATCTTTTAATGCATCTTCGAATTTCTTTTGACTAATTGATTTACGAAATTCATGCCAACAGCGAAGGCGTTCGCTGGGTAATAGATTCCACATAGTTTGATAAAATTAAAAACTTAAAGTACTTACAGTATATTGAATATTAGAACTGAAACTTGGTGAAGATGTAGTAGTGGCTGTTATTTGTACATAAGCACCGCTGCCAGTTGTTCCCACTGGAATAACACCAAATGTCATTCCTATATTAGCAGTTTCGGTGTATTCTTCGTCGTAAGATATAGCACCGGGCGCCGCTACATTACCGCGGTTCCATGCAAGTTTGAACCATCCTGTTCGGGCATCGTTGTCTCTGATAACGGCGTATTGTATGTACACTGCTGGTTTATTATAATCAACAATGCCATAGTTCAAATTTGCTGTGGTGCCCGGGGATATCCCCTGAGTGTAAACAGTGTAATTGGGTATATTGCTATGTTCGGTAAGAATTTCGGTATTACCGACTTCTGGAGCTCCTTCTGACAGAGTTCCGTTACCAATATATAGTTTCCTAGTGTCAACGCTCCAACCCAATTCCGCTGTTGCTAACTGCGGTAAATCTGTTTGTACACCGTGTCTGTGTTTAATTTGTGAAATTTGTACTATGGCCATTTTGTCTATTCCTGATACTATATTTATTAACTCAGGTAGTAGAGTTCCACTCGTTTAAGCCATTCATTGGACCAATGGTCAAATTCTTGTTCCGTAATTTCAAATTCCTGATATTGATTGTCAGCACTACACATCAAAATAATGCCAGTTTTAATATCTGTTCCGTGCATTTCGTTATGGGCCAGTGCATAAGCAGTTAACTGCAAGAAATAATCTTCAATCCATTCACGTTTTTTAGGTTTATTAGTCTGTTTAAAGTCTATTATAGCAGGACGGCCTTTCCACACGCCAATACAGTCAGTGGTGCCCGCATATAGTCCACTATAATAAACAGGAACTTCTACTCCCCAGAATTCACTGACGTTTTTACCTAGTCCTTCAAATATAATAACATTGGCCATTGAATGACTTTGCTTGCTAAACGGATTGGTGCCAGGAACCCCCATGTCTCCGTCTTTGACATAAGTTTCTAACCATTTGTGCATTCGTGTGCCACGACTAGCTGCTTCAGTGGTAATTTGTTGTGCTTGGACTTCCCCTACACGACGTTTCCAATTTGCCAATGCTTGTCGTTTTTCTTCAGGCTTTGTACGATCTAAGATAGTAGTAACACTGGGAACCTTAGAGCCGTCGGGTAAACAATAGTGACGTTTTCCATCGACTGTTTCCCTATTAATGGTTGTATAATTAAATTTATTAATTAGCAATTTTATATCTTCCTGTTTCTTTATCAAATGTAACTGCACCTTTTTTGTATAACTCAAATACAATACTTTCAGATGATGCGTGAAGTTTATTATGTTCGGCAACTGTAGTTAAAAACAAATTGTCTAGGCTGTTGTTTAGTTTATTACCATCGATATGGTGAACTACCTCACCTTTTTTAAGTGCCCTATTTAAATGTATTTCCATTATGTATTGATGTTCCCTAATATGTGCGTATCCGCCTTTGCGAAATGGATAGTTTTTCCCTATATAAATTTGCCTATACCCATCTTTGTCGATTACAATTTCACCAATTTTTGGTTCAAAAATATTTTTAACTTTTGATTCGTATCCTGCTAGACTAGCTAATTTATTGACACCCAATTTCTTTATGCATTCTTTACAGTAAGACTTTACATGTGTGCTATATTTTCCATTTCTGCATTTTGCAAATTCTATCCCACAATAATCACAATTCCAATGTGTCAGGGTTTTAGTTCTTTCATATTCGATTAGTTTACCATATTTGCTTTTCTTAGTGTAAGAATTTTTCTTTATAGATTCTTTTATAAACATTTTTATCCCTTCATTTTATTT